GTGGATGACAAATTTATACTCGTTCGGGCCTGTTTTAATAGCAGGTACGCACAATGCCCGATGAGCTGTTTCACTAAAACTCGCGACAGTGGCTACAGTGTTCCAGTCCACCCAGTCCCTCTCCAAGCTGTGCAGCTCCCTTACCAAGTCTTCGTACCTACGGTACTCCACGTAGTTACTGCGGTCTCCTTTTATGTCGGGGTCGTCACTATCATTGATCGAGTTCTCCACCCACCCGTGTACTGGCACCTCGATAAACTTGATATGCTTACACAGCTCCCAGGTCGGGTAAACCGCCACCATAAGAACCCACTCCGGCTCCTCATCATCGAACCACATGAACGTCGCGCCCTTGTACCAGTTCTGAAGGGTGTCAGCAACCAGGGGGTGGCAGCTCTCCAGCTCCACCTTGTCCCGCGCATTAGAGTAAGCCGACAGCCCGCCTGAGTAATCGGTAGACCCGAAGGGCTTGTCAATGACGTAGGGCATGTAGTTGATTGCGTTACCGTGCCGAACAGTGCCGTTCAGGTGGACTGGTTGCGTAGGGATCGGCCCTCCTCCGCAACGCTCGTAAGGCTTGTTCAGGTCGTCCACCTCGATCAGTGTCAGGTTCTGGAGGTGACACCCCGTTAATTGACGGAACAGCCGATAGGCGATCCTGTTTTCTTCTTTCTTCGTATTCTGAGCCTCGACCCTCACCAACTCCGAGGACCACGGGTCAATAAAGTCAGCGTAACTGTGTCCGCCTGTGTCGCTCAACACCGCTCCGACGAAGAAAGTGGACATCGCGTCAACGAGAAGTCTCCCCGGATAGATCGCAGCTCTGTTCGAGTTCGAGTAGTGAAAGGTGTCCAGTCTGGAGACGACTAAGTTTCTTCTGCCATCCACCATAACCGCAACACGGTCACCTTTCGCAAAAACCGCCGCAGAGGGTGTAACAGTGTCCTCTACAAAACCTTCTTCCCCACCGGACACCGGAGTCGTCTGGGCCACTCCGAAAACTGCTTCAGCCCGGTATATGCTTTGGTCCCTCGTGTCGCCGTCTAAAAATATAATGTCCAGCTCACGGGACCGAACAGACACCCGGACAACTGAAGCGATCCGTACATACAGCTCCCTTGGGGTCAACACCCCCCTGGATCGGAGGTTGGAGGGCCCGTAAAGAGGGTGGCCGCTGCACACTGTTTTATTCTCCTTCCCCTCTTCGTCAACCCCCTCAACGGCAAAAGGCCGGAACACATTTCCGCTGATCGGCAGGGTCTGCCTGAACTGCCCGGCCGGACCATACGCATACAGCTCATAGACTGTAGCACCACCGGCAATCACGGTAAAGTCCCCTACTGCGCCTACGGGATCTCCATTCAGGAATACCGCTGTCGCACCGGATATATCCCAAGAAATAGTGTAGTCCCCACTCGGGGAGTCCACGTTGACAGGGTTTAGAGAATTAAACTCCTTATTCCCTGACTTAGCCAGTACAGCATCTGCGTCCGTGGAGAAATAACCAGAGGGGGCCTTCGTAACTGTGTCGTCCCAGAATAACAACACTCTTTGGTTCACGTTCGCCACACTGATCTCAACAGTACTGTAGTGATCAGGTGTTCGGGCCTCGACAGTGTAGTCCCCCGGCAGCACCTCCGCTTCGAAGTACCCGTTGGTGCCTGTGCTGACAACATACTTATCAGTGGAATTCTGGATAAACGCTACGTCGATACCCGGCAGGCCCTCGCCGATATCGAACTCCCCGTTGCTGTTGGCGTCTTCAAAAACTGTGCCGACCACCGCTTGGGTGGATTTGACACGGTACCCGAAGGTATGCGTGAGAACGTGGGACTCCGCGTCACCGGACCAATCACCGATAAGATGCCCGATCCCGAGTTCTGAAAAGTCTCTGGAGAGTATACTCTTTCGGTGACCCCTGCCGTCCACTCCCGCATCTATGAAGAGGGTTTCGAACATCAGTTGAGCAGTGTCGTAGAGATCAAGGACCGCAGCAGAAGGGACGAGAGATATGTTTTCCCCATAAAGTGAGTAAGTGTAGGACGACGCATCGAATCGGTCTTTTGTGGACCCTGTAGTGGGGGAGTCGTGGGAGAAAAAATCGTTGTCCAGCATGTCCTGGGAGTGATTGACTGCCAGAGTAGTGAGGTCGCTGTTGAGTATTAACGGCTGTTTCGCGTCCGGTGAAATAGTGCCGTCCGGCAAGCCCTCATTAAGGTCAATACCCAGGGAGGCCGCGTACTCCTCCGGGTTGCTTCTCGCAGAGTTGAACAGCTCCAGATAAAACAGCTCAAGATCAGTTGCCATGTTTGTACCCCGTAAAACAGGAGTCGAGGATTATAGGGAGAATGCGAAACGGGCAGTAATTCAGGTCGCCGCCGTTCTCTTCGCCCCATAGAGGAGCGTCCAGGGTGAGCACATTTGTGTGACCCGTGGACTCTTGGTACAGAGAAGTTATAGGCGCATCAGTATTCAGGGTGCCCACTGGGCCCTCGAACGACCTGTTGACGATCCTCCTGCGGTTTACTTCGGGGGACCACGATCCGGCTTTTTCAGCGTAGGTGCTGCCGTAATGGTGAACTTCAGCAGCACCGGGCCGGAAATCGACGAGGGGCATTGCAAGTACTAAAACAAGACTGCCTGTTTCGTGCTGATACCGGTCAGTAAAGGGGACATTCAGGAAGGTGTCCGAGATATAGAACTCCACGTCTTTCAAGCTCTTGATGGTCTCATTAACTACTCCTGCGGATTTTCTTATCTCTGAGGTTTTGATCAACTTCGGCGTACCCGTACCCGTCTTTTGGCATACCTTTATATCAGCCCGGTACGCCGCATCAGTGGTGTATTCTTCATCAGTGACCTCCATGATCCGGCCAGCCAGGATTTCGTAGGCACAGCAAAAACAAGCGTACTCATCGATAGCGATACCGCTTTCCCCGCCGATAACGATCACTGCCTGAGCGGCTCCAAAAATTATGTTGCATTTTATCTGGACGTTATCCGCAGTGCTTATGTTTCTCTGGTACTGCTTCAGGCCCCTGAACTTCATGTGATTGTACAGCACTTCAAGCTCGGACATGGCCCTGTCCCTGAAGGAGTCCGCAAACGCAGTAGACACGCCGACATAATCCACTGTAGTGATTCTTGTCGGCAGCTTGAATAAAGGCGTCTGTTCAGACATGACTGCTGTGCATTATTTTTACTAAAGCGTCGATACTCTCAACAGAGAAGTAACCGCCTCCGGGGTTAGACACCCCCAAGGACCAGTACCTCCCGACTAAAGTGCCTGGAACCCTGACACGTTTTCTCTGGAAGCCGCTTGTGGATATAGGGACATCGATTTCCACTGGGTCAACTTCGTCCACCGATACCGTCAGAACTAAGTCTCCCTCAGACTCGACACCGAGGTACACCGCGAAAATGGACTTGTTATGTTGGACCCCGAAGTCCGACAGGGGGGTAAAGAACTCCGACTGAATACCCGTCCCGTTGTCCTGTTCTCCCCCCAAGGTTGACAATCCCGTTCTACTGGCACCGAGGTAAACGTCCCCGAATTTCGCCATCGAATTAAAGGCGTAGTTATTATACTGCCCGATCCGCCACCCGGTCAACTCAATCTCGGTAGTTACGCATTTCATTTTCTACCTCTCAAATTCAAGGTCCTCATAGGAACACGTTTCCGCCCCGTCTGAGCTGTTAAATGCCCGGCCCTCCAGGACAATAGGCAAAAGAGTAAAACTCAGAGCACCTACTGGACTCACGTCGCCCTCCATAGTCAATTTCAACTTCCTCAGTTGAAAAACGAGATCCGAATGCAACCACGAACTGCCCTCCGAAGTCATTGTGGTTTCTTCAAGGGCCAAGAGTATTTCGTTAAGCTGGAGGCTGTCAGAGTCTCCCGTCAGCTGTACACCAAGTCTACGCAGGTCCAGGTACACAGAAGCAATTATCTCCGAGGACCCCTCCGCCACCAGATCAACTTTCTGGAGGGGTAGGGATAAATGAGCGGAGTATTCACTGCTACCTTGGGCAACCAGTAAAGCCTTTCGGAGCTTGAGATTTATACCAGCCCCGCAATATCCTGACAGCTTGGGGAACTGCAACTGAAAATCAACGTCCGCCAGTACCGGGTTGTCTGCTTTTGCTGTAAACCCTATCTTCCGGAGTTCGAGATCAAGCTGCCCTCCAGTGTACGAGTCAACCAGAAGTCTTTCAAGCTCAACATCCAGGTAGTTGAACGAAGCGTTGCCGACCATCTGGAACACCACCTCTTTAGTGGTGAGGCTTATGGATGCACCGTAGTCACTGTACATCGCCAGATTGATGTGTTCCAGCACCAGTTCGAGACCCATGCTAAACCTCCCTGTTAAGATAATCGGTTCAAGTTCTATCTCTAAGTGCCCCCCCGTATTCAAGCTCAGGAGGATGTGTTCTAATTCTAAGTCTACGCCCCCGGAAATCGCAGCCGCACTTACGAGTTCCAGGCTTACGTGTTCGAGCGTAAACTCTATGTCGTTTTTAGAGGATGATGCAGTCCCGGCAACGTCAATTAACTCGGTTTCCAGGTCGAGTTCAGCTCCCGCGTGGCCCTCTAAGAGTATGTGCTCTAAGGAAAATTCGAGTAAGCTGCCGGACGCTCCGGTTGCCTCAAGGGTCACCTCCTCCAGCACCAGCTCCAGAGCATTAGGCTCCAGACCTACGGTATCCCATACCCAGAGGGATGATCCTGCCTCCAGAGTCGCCCAGTCCCCGGAGGACGTATTCGTGAATTTTGTATTAGCCATCGAAGCTCTCGTTGTACGGCGGTGCTATGACGCAAACTTGAGCTGACAAAATCACTTCCTCCTGGAGCTTTGAGGTTACTCTGGTTTTAGTATCCGAAACATGCTCTATCTCCACTTTTGAGTCGTCGCACAGGAAAGCATCGTCCGAGCTGCCGAAAGTGGATAACGTCATCACTGTTTCAAGAAACGGAAATTCCGGCGTGTTGTCCCGTTCAGCGGACCTCATGAGCAACTTGACGTAAATTTCTGTGGTGCCCGCAGTGGGGGTGAAACCAGAGGTACACCCGTCTTTGAAGTCCTGAAGGGGATTCCCGCTGGTGATGCTGGACTCCACCACCCACGAAGCACCGTCCCACTTGTAAAAAATGCTGTTGTCGTCCGAAATAAGCCACAACGAGGTCGTGTTTGCGGCTTGTTCAGGAGTTGAGAACCCGCTGACACCTGAAACCTCTGAAGCAGAGGTGTATTTCAACGTGACAACCGCATCCGGTACCTCGTTATAATGTGTCTTAATGGGTTCAATAAGCTTCATGATCCCATCGTCTTCGTACACAAAGTAATAAGGGTACTTAACCGGGTGAAAAGCATTGATGAACTTTTTATGTTCCAAAAAACTGTAAGAATACAGTTCGATCAGCTCGTTAGGGCTTTCCGCTAAAAATACGCTGTTGCTAAAGTTTACTAAAAACTCGTCGAATACGTAGGAGCCCCCTTGGGTAAAACCAGAGAGATTCCAGGAGGCACAGTACTCCCCATCTAAGTAATCATAAGGGTACAGCTCATCATGGCTCGTCTTGATTAAGAAACCCTCGTCAGCCCCTGTTCCGTAGGGGTGCCTTAGCATTATGACCCCGGTAAACTGGACGTGTACTTCTCCCTCCGGTAAATATGGGTCATATCCCTCTGAAAACGCCCCACCGTACTCCTTTATGTACGCGGAGTTCAAGTCGAATTCGGTGTACCCTAACGTTGATCTAAAAGGGCTTCCTAAATACGATATCGCGAATTCCTCTATGCCTACCACCCGTGAGTTATCGGCTGCGTACTTTAAGTAATCCGCTGGTAAAACATCCTCGTAGTTCGGGTTATCTGCTTCGTAAAAAATGCTTAAATCACTCTTCAGTAAAACTATACCAGCGTTTACCGCGCCACCCACGTATATGTAAGAACCATACAGTAAAACATCGTAGGAAGCATACGGCCACGCTTCTGTTCTTGTCAGCCCCCAGGATGTGGTCTTAGTGTAAAAGTCGATTTTTTCAGTGCCGTCCAGGTAGGTCACGATTAACTCCGTGCCTTCAACACTGGCATAGTGAACGGTACCTTTGCTTGAGTGGATCAGTGTTTGATCATAACCTGTCCCGTTCCATTCGTACAAAAGGACTAATGTGGTAGTGTACACCACTACTTTCGACCCGCCGTCGGACATCTTAATTCTTTCGTACGGAGAGAGGAGAACGTCCCCGGACCCACCAGGAAGAGTTATACTCTGTATCAGTTCAGGGTATATCTTCGGTTTTATAGCAACCCTGGTTGAAGTAACCAGGGAGTTAGCGTCTGAACTCATGACCTCCGGGAACGCCTGGACTATAGGGTAATATGAGACCCATACCTCGGTGTACCTCTTTCCCTCGGGGTCGCTCGTGTGGTCCAGCTCCAACCCCTCACCGGTTTTCACATGCTCCGCTTCCGCCAAAACGTAGCTCATCCCTGGGTGAACTCTTGCAGCGTATTCCCCTGCACCAAAAGCCGGGGTGTTTGTCAGGTCGTAGGTGTCTTTAAAAAACCCCATGACCCCCGCGCTACTGGTGACGTGCTCCAGCAGTCTGCTTGTGCAGAACCCGTCTCCGGGCTCACACAGCATTTTGTCCCCCTCGGAAAAAGTAGTCTCCGTTTCAATCAACTGTTTTATGTTGCTCCCGCACAATAGTAAATTCATGATGAAAACAGTGGTCGAGTTTCAGTGCCGGAAACAACCAGGGATGTTCCTGTCGTCACAAAATCCGGGGTTCCCTCAACTGAGAGTACCCCTGCCGAAGTCCTTTTCAGGGGTCTGAACGAAGTGCCGTCGAAATGGTTTATGACCTCGGGCTCTGCCAGTCCAGGCCCGGTCACCTCCAAAAAACAGTGCGACGCTTTTGGAGCCAGGAGGGGGTATGTGGCTGATTGCTCCTTTATTAACAGTATATACGTGAACAGTGTTTGCATTGTAGAAATGTCCACGCCCGGCATTCGGTCCCCATAGAGGACGACACTCTCTGCGTTATTTTTAGCCTCCGTTAAACTGGAGTAGGACACTAGACCACCAGCTGAGGTGACATAGTACAGGGGGTCGCTATCGAATTGTAGAAAAAACTTTAAATCCCTTTTCTCCGTTCCGGGGTTGTAGCTCTCAAAGCCGATGCCCGCAGAAGTTATGTCGTTGTATCCGGACAAGTCGAACGTGACTTTTACGTAATGCGCCCCTATTTGTACGTGCGTCACTGGCACATTGTCAAAGTTCACGACATTGTACAGCTTCTGTAGCTCATTCCCGGAGGAGTAGAAATACACAACGTCCTCTTTTGCCCCGTTGTACATGCAGTAGTTAAGAGCACCAAACCATTTCGGTGTAGGGCTTATGAAATCTGTGATATAGCTGGAGAAGACTATGTGCCAATTTGGAAGAGTGTCCCAGTACTTAACGTTATTAGCGTGCCACCCTAGCGTGTAATTCTGGTTGGTAACTGATTTACCGTTTGTAAAACGGGATTCGAACCCAGAGGCGTAATTCAGAGTCTCCGTTACGTCCTTCCAAACCGAAACCAAGTTACTGCTCGTCGAAGTCCTACTCGCTAATTTAGGTGCTCTGACCCCCGTCACGCCTAGGGGGTGAAATACTTCCGAGTATACCAGGGTATCGCAGTTATAAGACCAGTTAATGCCGGAAACATACGTCCAGGAGGACGAATTCAGACGGAGTAACAATGCCCTGGAAGAATCCGAGTCCCACGCAATAGTGTATCCATCACCGGTTGCAAAAGTGGTACCTAGAGAAGAGTTTCGAGCACCCGAGTACGTAGGCCCGCTGGACCCATTTGAATTCAGGGTTGCGATATTGTCATCCTCTATTCCGTAAACAAGCCTATCAGTGGAACCATCCCAACCTATACAACTCCCCATGTGCCCTTGTCGAATACCGGATTCTATGGGAGCACCAACAGTGAATGCGCTAACCCCGTCCCAAGCGTAAGGAAGCAGCATCCCTTCTTCCGTCTTAGTGTTAGTGTGTGTCGGGTGGCTCAAGTACAAAGTGCCGTTTGCCCCCCAAGTGGGTATAAACACGATTCGATTAGTGCTAAACACGAACTCCGCAGGACGAGGTTCATCAGACCAAGCTAAGTACGAATTAACGGTACTAAATGTTTCAGTTGTGAAGTCGTATTCCAGCACATCCAAGTAAACTGAATAGCTCGCGCCGTTCTCAACCAACCGCGCCAGTGCAATGTGAGAATCGTCTATCTCTGCAACAGCGGGTACCGATATAAAGGTATCAGCAACAGTGGTACTGTACAATACGTGGTCTGTAGTCCGGTCCCCTAAGTTTATTTCCGTGGAGTCTATCTCCTCTGTACCCTTTATCACGTAATTAGAATCAGTAGTCCAGATTAATTCCGGCTCCGTGTCCCAGGACCCGACGGTACCGGTGTTAAACTCGAATCGGTAGTCCGCTGGTCCAGTAACTCCGTAATTAACAAGATTTTTTGGGCCAACGAGTTTATAGTGGTCGGGGATGGTACTTAAATCATAAGTGTTGCTACTGGAAAAAGAGAGTTCTGAGTTTAATAAATGGCCATCAGCCAGGAGGTACTCCTCGTCATACCCGAAGGTGTAAACACTGAAGTTGTCGGTCGTTCCGTCTTCCGGGTTATATGACTGAACAAACCCGTCGGTCGGCGGATCGCAGGTACCGTAAAACGAAGTAATCTGGATGTCAGAAACGAACGCCTTTTCACCAGTGTACGACTCGTCCACCAGCCACCCGTTCCTGCCTGCTAGACCTTGGTTCGCGTACCTCAGTCCTTCGGTTCCGCAGGCGTCCCCACACCACACCATCTGAGTGGAGGGGAGAACCGGCCCTCTTGGAGTTCCTTCGCAGGTCATGGCACAGGAGAAAAGAAAATATTGACTCTGAGGTCAGAGAAAGCTTCCCCCAGAGAGGTAAGCCTCAGCTGCGTACTTGAAACAACAGTGACTTTTATACCTGAAGTCCTGACCTTGTTTTCGTGGAGTAACTGGACAACCGGGGCACCGCTCTTTGAGGTATCATGCTGCGTGTGGGTCACCACTACATTTCCTCCAGCTGTGAGAGTCGGCACCGACACCTGCTCAACTTGCAGTTTGTCGGTGCCTATGGTGTACACGATTTCCCAGTACAGTGAGCTGTTCACCCTTACAACGTCCGGCAAAGAGGACGGTACGTCCCCTGACTTCAGCTTGTAGAAGTAGAACCTGTTGAACCGGTCCCACACCAAACAAGTGTCGTTCGGGGTCAACGAAGCACCCGGTGAATCACTCGGCCTGTCCGGGTTCATATTAACCAGGGAGGGTTCGTCCACGTTCCCTGAGTTGGCAATGAACTTCCGCAGATAGCAGGTGAACTCTGCCATATTACAGGGTCGGCAACGTCGCTGACAGGCTGTCTATGGTCACTGTTCCGCCGTTGGTGACTGCCGTATTGGACATGTTGAGTTGAGCCCCCGATTGAGCCACAGAGCCATCCAAGCGCACAGCAGAGGTACTTGCCCCGGTAGTCCGGGTTTTATCGTACCACCTGAACCACCCTGCGGTGTTGTCAGATACCCCCACCCCGGACCAGACTTCATCTGCCGCTTTGGACAGTGTTCCTCCTGAAGCGTCGTTGCAGTTGATGCCGTTGACCCCGCCTACTGCGAAAGTCCCGGAGTTCAGTGAAATCTCCACCAGGTGAGAAGTGCCCTCTGTGGCATCTGCGGATGACGGCTGGGTTCCTGGAAAAATCCTGATAACCCCGTTCCTCAGCAGATCACTCCAGGACCCCCCCGTTGCGGTGAACAGCGTAACTGTCGCTCCCGCTGCTTCTGCAACCAGGGAGCCCGATGCCACCTCGATATAGGACCCGTTCGTCGCCACCGACTTAACATCCCACACCCCGTTATTGGAAGCTGACCCGTAGACCAGGATTTTACCCTTCGCGATCGCCTCGCCGAGACCGTTCCCGGAGTCCAGGATCTTATCCCCGCCGTTCGGCCCGGTGCCTACTTCAAAACTGATTGTGGTCACCGCAACCTCTACCGCAACAGGTACTGCCTTGCGGTCGAATATTGCGTCACGAAGACCTGTTGAAAGCCTGAGTGCCATGTTGTTCTCCTAAAAGAAAATATTGAATATAAAAGACTGGTCCCTCACCAGCCCGGAGCCTTGAGTTCCGACTCTTGGATAGCGAACTTTGTTGATCGACCTGTTCATAGCAGTGCCATCCGGTAACCCCAGGATAGCCCCATAACGCGACCCCCACATAGCGCACATGCCGGGAACCTCCAGACCCATGTCGAGACCCTCAACATAGTCCGTGGCAACAGACCACTCCAACGCAGGGTACCCCAGTACTTTTTTCTGTGTGAAATCTTCCGGTGTCGAGCCTTGAAAAAACCAAGTGGACTCTGAGTCTGAAACAAACACCCCCGACATAACGGGTTTTATCATCCGTACGTCGGAGGAAAACTGGACGAAGTTTTTCGACCTGTTGAAAAGGCCAGGAGCCCAGGGTTCGCTGAAGTAGACAACGTTGTCTACTGCCACACACATGCGCCCGTTATAGTACGCCAAGTGGTTTCCCACAGGAGCCCCGGTGAAATCCCGAGTAGTCACCGGCCCAAGGTACTCCCCAACGGGCCAGTCATAGGACTTTCCGTCACGGATAACACCGTTCTGTGTGCCGTTTGTGTAGTACGTTTCACTTCCTATCTGGCAAAAACTGATCCGGTCCCCTGTCAGGTTACCCCGCACACCAGTCAGCGACATATCCGGATTCACCCTATATAGACCTGTAGTTTTTCCTACAAAACAATCTCCGCCATCGCAGAACACGCTGTGAAAACTGCCTTCCTGAACCCGATCATACCCGCTTCTCCGGCTGACCCTCCCTGTTCGGTCATGGGAGATGTTCAGAGCTTTAGTCAGATCCGTAACCCCGCCTTCGGCAAAAGCAACACGGGTTTTCTGGACCTTCGTATTGAGCCCGTTAGAGGACGAAAAGAGCCTTATATTCTCCATGTGTCATCCCTTATCGGCTCAGGTGAGGACTGGCCTTCCGAAATATAAGAGTCCAGGTTTTTAAGGTACTCATCGAACAAGGTCTTAAAATAAAGCGTGTTGGCCTGCGGACCCTCCAGTCCGTTTTCAATGAGCGGGTACAACCGCCACAGTGCAAAACTTTCCAACAGGACTCCCGCAAGCTCCTCTGGTATTCCTTCGGGTACATCCGAGTCTCGGACAAGTTTGTCCGGGTACCTGTAGAACCTGCACAACAGCTCAACCGCTTCTGCCGGAGTCCTGAAGTAATAAAGATATCCGTTAGAGACTGCCACCGTTTGAACGGGTCCCTCAAATTCCCCAGTCCCGAATTCAGAGTTGGCCATGCGCAAAATAGCCAGGGAGGACGCTACCTCCACCCTGTCCTCCCCCGCCGCCTCCACAGCGTACAGCCCGCGTTGGTAGGCCCAGTTCGCCGGAATGGCTACCCTGTTCGCGCCGGGAACCGTGCTGACTGTTCCCTCGGACTCCAAGCCAGGGAAGCGGACTTCCCTGGCGCAGAATGCCAAACCCTCGTTCAGGGCCTGGGTGATGAGGTCATCCGGTATTCTATCGGTGTCCTGTAAGTTGTTGGACACCCTGTTTCGCAGCTCCTCTAAAGTAGCCATCCACTGCTCCTACTTGCGAGCGATTTTTGGTTTCGGCCCCTCCGGCGGCTTCTCCGGCTCTGCGGGCTTCTCCGGCTCTGCGGGCTTCTCCGGCTCTGCGGGCTTCTCCGCAACCACCATACCCTTGCGGTTCATCTCCACCAGCACGCGGGCGTCCTCGCGAGAGACTTCGCAGCCCCCGCTTGAAAAATCATAAGGGCCATCTTGCAACTTCGGATGGTTGTAGCTTTTCAGTGTTTCGGCCCTGCGACCTGTGTATTTTATGTAAGGCATAGTATCTCTCCCACGCTATACCGAAGGTTCACTCCGGTATAGGCATTTGACATGTTAAGTTATCAGCTGATTGTCAGCGGACAGTATGCGTCGTACGCGATAACAGAGAAGTCTTTAGAGTTAAACCGAGACTTCTTCACCCCAAAGATGGAACCTGCGGTAATCGCCAGGGCGTTTCCACGGTCGTCCTTCTCCTCGTTCCAGGTGTACCGCTGCTGGGATGACTCCTGACCGTACGCGATAAGACCAGCCTGAGCACCCATAAACAACGCACGAGACGCCGGGAGGTTCGCAGCTGCCCCATAGTCGTCAAACTGAACACAGTTACGGTGCTCGTGCATGATAACGTCGGCATACTCGCCCAAAGCACCGGTGTACATCTTTGCAGCAGGACCGCGATCCGTGGACTTGTGGACTGAAAGCCAATCGTTGTCAGTTGTGCCTGTTCGCAGCTGGTGTGCCATAACGGTGTGCATCAGGAAAACGAACTTCTTCTTACCCCCAACATTGAAAGGCTGCATCATAGGGTCAGTCAACTTCGCCTTCGCTGCCAGCCTTTCCACGTCGAAAAGGGTGATGGTGTCCGCGCTGTCCATGTCCGCAGCACCTGTGGCATTCCCGCCATACAGGATATGTGCGGCATCCGGGGCCTCCAGGGCATTGTTTGCTCGACCAGTCCAGGTAGTCGGATTATGGTATCCCAAAGTAACATCCCCACGGGCACCGGACAGGTAGAAGAAGATCTCTTCGTCCAGCTCTTCAGCCCACCATTCGGCCAGAGCATCCCGGCCCACTTTTCGCATGATGTAGGGCACCCTCTGCTCGGACATCTTACCCTTGGACTTCGTGCTCTTACGCAGCTGGTTGATGAACAGCGAGTCATTGAAGAAGTTCAGAGCTTCTTCACCGGTTGCGTGACCCTCGATGGTGTTGTCACCCTCAATACCGGGATGTTGCAATTTCATGCGAAGCGCGACAGTGACCTTCTCACCGGCAGCTTTATGCAAATCGTTCTTCAGCACCAGCAGACTGTCGTTACCCATGCCGATAAACTTGGCAAAGTACTGAGACTTCATCGCCTCAACAGCCAGGGAGGTACTCCAACGTTGGACCGCCAACGGGTCATTCAACGGAAATTCTGTAGCAGCCATATTGTTCCTCTTTAGTTACCTTTTAGGTATTCTTCTTGGGCTGCCGGGGACAATCGGTCAAACTCTCCTTCAGTAAGAACCTTACCTGAGTGGGTTTTATCCGCACCCGATGTAGGAATATCGTCCAGGGAAGTGTAACCCTTCTTCGACCTTTTCTTTACTTTGGAAAGAACCTCTTTTTCCAGCTCGGCCCTGATTTCTTTTTCGACCTTTACTCGGATCTCTTTCTCCAGAGCTTTTGTATCAACGGGTTTCGACTCTTCTGCTTTCGACCGGGCGTTGACTAAGGCTTTGAGTACATCCGCAGCCAGGGTACCCAGGGGGACCGGGGTGTCGCCGTCCGGGGGGATAACTTGGGTCGCGGGACTTGTGAGAAAGAACAGACTCTCTTTGAACCCGATACTCTCCGCGAACTCTGCGATGCCTTTCTGAACACCTTCGTCTGAAAAAATGCCGGGGAGGGCTTCCTCCATAGCTTTTTCAGCGGCACTGTACTCTTCCTTCAAAGCTGCCTCGTAAGCTTCCTGGTCCTGAGCTTTTTTGTCGTCCAGGACTTTTTGCTGGGTCACTCGGTTCTTGAAATCGTAGTACTCACTGAGCTTTTCTGTATACTCAGCAGCCCCTACCGGATCGTCCTCAAACTTCTCCGCCAGCCTCGCTTTTGACAGCACGGTGAAGTCCTCGAACTTCTCCGCTTCGGCCTTCGTGAACAACCTGTCAGGTGCGGCTTCTGTCTTTTGAGCTTTGATCGCCGAAATTTCCTGCTTCAGCCTCCTAATATCCCCCCTGGCTTGGTGCAGGGCCTCTAAAGGCACGTACCCTTCCGGCACAGCGTCCTTCTTCTGGCTTTTCTCCTCGGAGTCAGTTTCAGTGTCCTCGGAGTCAGTTTCAGCGTCCTCGGAGTCAGTTTCAGCGTCCTCGGAGTCAGTTTCAGCGTCATCGGAGTCAGTTTCAGTGTCCTCGGTGTCAATTTCAGCGTCCTCGGTTTCAGTTTCAGCGTCCTTGGTGTCAGTTTCAGCGTCCTCGGAATCGCTCTCCTCCGGCGCATCTGGGTCCCCTAAATCAGCGGCTGACACTCCCTCCAACCCGAATTCACTGGGGTCGAAGTCTTGTGACACGTCCGGGGTATCGGCGGTGCCGCTTTCAGTAGAAAGCCCTTGTGAAGTTGCAGTTGAATCTCCCATTTTACTTTTGCTCCTTAGTTCTTGATTATGTTTTACGTCTTTCGGACGAATGTAAGTTTAACGTCTCAGGGACGAGTACAGCCGTTTAACGTCGCGCGGACGAACAGTAAAAATTTTTAACGTCACTTGGACGAAAGTCGGATTTTACGTTTCCGAAAACGCTCGTTATACCCAGGAAATCTTAGAAAACCCTGTTCGATAGTTGTCACCTGATTCAGTTGTAACCCTCATGTTCCGGAATCACGGATTCACGGATTCTCTCCGTAGGGTAAACTCTAGCTCATCCCCTATTTTCTTGGTTTCCATGTCCGTCTGTCTGATTTTCGCTTCCACCAGTTTAGCATCCGCCTTTACTTTCTCAAGTTCTGCTCTCGTCAGTTCGACTTGCACTTCCGCCATTTTAAGTTCTAATTGTTCACGTTGCTCCTTAAAACCCATAACGTACCCCGTTCGGTATTAGATTAGTAGTAGATTAGTAGTAGATTAGTAGTAGATTAGTATTTACTTTGTTGCCCCCAGGAAATCTTAGAAAACCCTGTTCGATAGTTGTCACCTGATTCAGTTGTAACCCTCATGTTCCAGAATCGTGGATTCTTTCCGTCGGGGACTCTTCTCTGCTCCGACAGAACTTTTTTTAATTTTCGCTTACAAGCGGCTTCATCTTGTTTCCGCATTTCCAGCACCACTGTTCAAGTTTTTAAAAGCATCCTGACCTATCTTGAAACCGTCCTGATCCACCTTCTGCTTATGCGCGTCGGCCTCTTTAAGTGCCGCAACAGCTTCAGCCCGGAGTTTCTCGGCTTCAGCCTCAGTCTTGCGGTTTTCCACTTGTGCGGTTTGTACTTTAAGGATGTGGTCTTCATCCTGTCTTCGTTTAGCCTGCTCCGCATCCGCCCGCTCGATCTCATCACGCTCCGCCCTGGTAAGGTTGTCATCCAGAACACTGGCCCCGGTAGCAGCTTTAACCTGCTTCAGCCACCTATCTTTCTCCGGTATATCCGATAACTCTAAGCCGAGGGAGAGCAGCGGTCCTATTGCTTCCGCCGGAGCTTTGTTCAAAGAACTGAAGATCAAATCCATGTTCTTCTCTCTCATTGTATCAGTCATTTCAACGGATGCCAACTTAATATCGAAAGAAGCTTGGGTAATGTCGTTTCTGACTTCGATTACTTCTCCGGTTTCACCAAGTACTACCTCGTTCAATTTTACGAAAGCTTCGACTCCCGACATTCTGTCTGTTACTCGAAGAGCTTTTTCCGAGGTCCATGTATCCTGAATGAGTGCTGACATCTTCTCCCCGAGGTATTGGATAGCCTGGAAGGAATTCTCCAGCAGGCTCGCCAATACAGTGGATTGACTGGCCTGCTTCTTGTCTAAAGCAAGGCCAGACTGAACCGCTGTCTGGTAACCCATAGACTCATCCCCGGCCCCGGAGATCTCCTTTATTTCCCTCTCACTATGTTCAGCAAATGCGAGCTGCGGGGAAGCCAGATCACCTAATTCCTGAATCCTCACCCTGTCTATTTTGTTCTCTTTGGTCACTATCAGGCCATCGAGCTTTCCGGCTTCCGCGTGAGCCCTGAAAGGGTCTTCGACAGCTTTGTTCTCAACAAAAGTTCTCCGGTCGTTCACTCGGGCAAGAGCATACGACCTCCTCTTATTGAGTTCCATATTCTGCTCCTTGATCTGCCGAGGGGCACCGAACGGCCTGCCGAACCTATCAACGTACCCTACAAAAGGAACATGGGGGTAACCCATAAAGGGCATGGGCGAGGGGATATCATAGATCACGTAGTCCCCGAGAAACATACATACCCGGAGCTTCTTCACCTGAGCGGTCAGCACTTCGGAGGACTCCCGGATAATCGCCAACTGGTCCTGCGGCTCGTAGGCGTCCAGGTCGTAGGTCCGGCCGTCACGAGTTTTTGCGAAAAGCCCCTCTTCAGTGACACTGTACCACATTTCCACAGGTCGAACCCTTCTTCTCTCGGAGTCGGTCCAGTACCCAGGTTGGCCCATCATCCTCTGGACCTCCTCGATCATGGTGGACTCGTCGTCGTGCATAATAGGGATGTCGCCGTTCCCCACACCGCTCAGGTACCCGAACTGCTCCCTCAGATCGTTTGCACAGTGCGGCATGTAGTCACACAGGACATCCAGGTCCTTCCAGGCCGCAGAGAAAACGAACCGGCAGTTCTGCTCGTCCATAAACGGGTCGGAGTATGGGTCCCACCAGACGGTATGCCAAGGCAAACGTTCAAGTGTAACAGGCTCTCTCCTCGGGTCATTACTGATACCGACTTTCACACATCCGAAACCGGTGATAATCTGGTCCAGAACCGCATCGGCTATCTTCTTGTCACCTTTGTTCTGGTCCCTGACACACATCAATGCTTCGGACATGAACTGTGCGACATCATTATCTTTTTTAGTCCTGCCCTTAGCGACAACATCCCTCTGGTTGTTGATGAACCAACCGTGGATAAAGTTTACTATCGGAAAAATCCTGTTGGCGGTGATCGGCTTGATACGTTTCGCCTTCAGCAGCTCCGCAGCAAGATGCGGCCATTGAGCCCCGTCACGAAACTCGTAGTCCTCCCAGCTCTCGGCCCTCCAGCCCCTATGAGAGGTATGAGCTTCAGCAACCCACGCTAAAAGTCGATTGATATCAACCTTAGTGCCTTGATCGTTACTTGAGTTTCTGGTCAGTCTTCTCATTACTACGCTCCCCACAGGGTAGTTTCGTCAACCGTCCTGTCATCTTCTAATCGCGACGGGGTGTCACCGTCGTCCCCTTTCACGTACATAGCTAAGTACTGTAGGCCATCATGCGGGTGCGAGTATTTGTTCTTCTCGGCCCGTTCACTGTACTTCGGCTCAGATCCGGTTACCTCAACCCTTTTAAACTGGTACCCGCTGTCAAAACCTTTGATCAAAGTCTTACACCGGGGGTGGATGGCAAAAGCCCCCTTTCCGTCTCGGAGCTGCTGAAGAAACCACCGCACTGCTTCCCACCTGATGTCCGGATCGTTGGTATTGGCGGGTTCCGCGTCAACGCCAAGAGAACTCAGCTCCTTGAAGACCGTCACCTCATCAGTCTGGGCCCTTTGGTTGCCTGCCGGATCACCTATATATATGACGTCCGAGGCCTTCCGGTACTTGTTCTTAACCAGGGGGAGAAGCAGTCCGGTGGCGAACTGGTTAATGCCCATGCCGAAGGCCATAAGCTCGTCGAGGATTTGCAACCTCCCTCTGGGAGTGACCTGCCCTATAACCGCAGCGGGGGTCAAACCGAAGTCCAGGCCCACAATAATCGGCAGTCCCTCTATGAACTCGATCTTCTCGTCAATGTGCAGGTGACGGTTCCATTGGTGCTCGTAAACAGGCTTTCCGGTATGGTACGCCCCGTATTCATTCGCAAGTCTCACGGCGATCCACTGGTCTGATTTTCCTTGCATTCCATCCTTATAATAGTTCTTCGGCAGGTTTTGCAGGTTCTCCGCATTCGGGTTTGGTACCCATCCGCCGGTCCACTCCACTCTTTCGTCCGGTAGAGTACGCATTTCCCGCAGGACTCCGCCGGGCTGTTTAAAAAACGTCCACCCCTCTGGCTTAACCTCTTCTGCAAGATAGTAGTACCAAGAGTCTTCATCGGGCGCGTTTGTATCACCAAGCATTCCGTGCCACGTCGCCCCGCCTTCCCACGGCGGCGGGAACCTTCCTGTTCTGAGATCCGCTTCATCGACTACCGCCTTATCCAATTCACAAGTTTCGTTCAGCCAAACACCGGTTACCTGGGTGCTTTTCAGCTTTTTCACTGACCCCGGCCTGTCAAGAGCCAGGAAGATCATCTCCGCCTCGACCACTGTTTTGTCGATGAGATGAAATCTCAATTTGTGGCTCGGCGGCTCCGCCCCGCCCCCTTTGTACTTTCCGAGGTCGCCGTATAACTCCAGCCAGTCCCGGATCGTGGTGGTGTGCAGGTCCGAGTAGGTATTCCTTATCGCAAACCATCTGGTCCTCCGTATCCCCCGATAGGGCTCTTGCTCACACATGAGCGCGAAGATCTTCTGGCAGCACTCATTCGTCTTGGCGGATCCCAGGGGGCCCATGATGAACATCCGCCGGTCCCGGCAGTCCCGAAATGCCCCCAAGACTTTGCCTTGAGGCCTGGTAAGAATCTCAACCTTCACGCTTGATCTTTTCCAAAACCCTGTTAGTCTGGTTAATGTCGCTCACCAGCTCTCTGACAACAGTGGCAAGGTTGTTTATGTCTTCAGAGTTTCTACGCGGGAGCTGGCTGAAGGTCTCACTGTAGCTCATCAGGTTCGTGACCAACCCCTCCATTCTGGCAGTACGTCTGTCCTGGGACTCAATAAGCTGCTGGAGTAAGGCTTGCAGATTAGTCAAGTCAGTCACGTCTGCCTTACCGGTCTCTAAAGCACGAATCCGTCTATCGAACGACTTCAGGAAAAATGTCAGTACCCCCGCGTAAGAAGTCAACAACCACGTTAGTATACCGGGGGTCACGAGGAGTCCTACTATACGTTCTAAAGTACTCATCTGGGTATCGCAATTATGTGGAAGTTGTCCTACGCCCATACGCACTTATGGTAAACTTTTCAAAGTGCTTCACTGTTCGTCCTCAAGGTACCCGACGGTCCCACTGGTCTCCGAGGTATTGGTCGTCCCGCCCTGAGTAATAGTGCTCTCCGAGATTACGGTGTTGGCCGGGTCCTGGTCCAGGGCCTTATCGAGGGCTTTATCCGCAGTGTTCAACGACCGCCCCACAGTCCAGCCCACAAGAGCAGCGGGGGCGAGGTCCTTCGCCATTCCTCTGAACTCCTGCATGGTCTCCTTGAGCACCCCGGTCGGCATCGCTGTTTGGTTCTTCAGGAATCCCTCGACCGCATGAGCTTCAGGGCTGAACATCCCCACAACCTGAGTCGCCATCATGATCGCAGCGGCTGAAGAATCCGCCATAGGACTGGACAACACGTCCGCCTGGGATCTGATCCACTGTTGTTTTGTCTTCTCCCGCTCCTTAATAGCCAGGGATTTCGCCATGACCTCCATCTGCACCGCTTCCTTGTATGCGTCCCACCGGGCAGTCTCGGACTTCTCCATAAGACCGCAGCCGCTCAATGCGGAAAGGAGTAGAAACGCTGAGGCGGCTGTGGGTATGGAAAGCTTTCGGGTTATGCGTTTGGTCGGCTTCATGTGTCCCCTCCTCGGAAGTCCTTCAGTATGACTGTCGGCACACTGTCGTCTTCCTGGTCGGTTTTCTTTTTTGAGGTACCCCGAAGCGCGTTAAGAGTGGCAGTGAGGGTGCGCAGTTCATTCGGGCTCATACTTTCCATAGCGAAGGAGGAGCTCAGACGGCCCAGGATGCGCCCTTCAACAGTGGCATACTTGCCCGCGAGGTACAGTTCTTTCGCGATCTCGTAGACTTCTAGTCTTTTTCGCGTCTCTTCGATAAAGTCCTCTTCGTCGCCTTGTTTCGGCCTGACCGGATCGAAGACCCTTTTCCACCCGTGCTGTTTCGCAAACTCCTTGAGAAAATCAGCGGAGTATTCTTCGCCGGAAGCGATTTCCTCGAAAGAGTGCCCGAGTATTTCGTATTGCAGTCTCAGGATTGCTTCATCCATGTCGTTGCTCTTCTTTTAAAATTGGCCCCCGGTGACCGGCGCACTCCTCCTCAAGCTGGTTTACCAGGGCGTTCAGGGCATTTAAGCTGCTTATAACAGTGTTCGCATCAGAACTTTTTGAGACTATACGAAGTTCATCTTTTATGCGACCTATAATTTTCAGTGCGTTCTGCATGACCACCTCTTCAGTGAAGCTCCTATTCATTGCTCATTATACTCGTACTCAAGGTAATTTCAAACAAATAATTTATCAGCGAGGTTACAAAATTTGTAACCCCTGTTCAGTATGGGCCGAAAATTTTTCAGATGGTTACAAAATTTGTAACTTGGTGGTTGTCCAACTGGTTCAGGGGTTGGCGTTTCCACATACCCACCCCACCCCCCACCCCTGTACCCCACACCCCCATTAAAAACCACTGGTACAAATAATTACGCAAGTATCGTTTACTGAACCGAGCACTAACATACTTCTAATACGAATTGTTGAACTGCACTCGTATTAAAAACCACTGGTACAAATAATTACACAAGTATCGTTTACTGAACAGTTAGTCCTATCAAGCACTTACATACTTCTAGTACAAATTGTTGGACCTCACAGCTGGCCCACTTGTACCGCGTTTCTGTAAGTTACTGATATCACTGCGTTAATAAATTACTACTGACTGGCATACCTATTGCAATATAAAGAGTACAAGGACACAGTAACAGTGAATCACTGGCCTAGTAGTAAAAAGCAAAAGAAAGCGAAATTAGTAATTGACAGCAGGAACAGAACTTAGTAAAATAGAGGTGTAAAGAGTACAGCAGTAGAAAAAAGTAAAAGAAAGCGAAATTAGTAATTGACAGCAGGAACAGAACTTAGTAATATAGGGGTGTAAAGAGTACAGCAGTAGAAAAAAGCAAAAGAAAGCGAAATTAGTAATTGACAGCAGGAACAGAACTTAGTAAAATAGAGAAGTAACCTGATCTTTGACAACTGAATAGCTGGAACACTCAAGTACAAGGACGTTCCAGGGTAAAGAACGGTAAGAGTAATCCGGCGGTCTGACAAACTGCCGGGTACTCTGTACTACTGAAGAGCCGGAGCGGTTGACCGGTTGTCCAGTAGTGCAGAGTATAAGCAACTAACAGCTAAATAATACTAGGGAGCGCACAATGAAAACAGAATACGATAGATTTTTGTCTGAAATGAAAGCATCTGAAAAATACTGGAGATTGTGTCAGGTGATTATAGAGGCAGCCGCAGCGAGGATATATAGGCGGATTATAGTGAATAATATCTATATAATCGCTTTTGTGAAAACTTTTTTGTACTGCGAGCTATGCCGGGCCGTAGAGGATCAAGAAGCTGATACATGGCATAAAACCAACCGCCCGGCGGTCTAGCAAACTGCCGGGTACTCTGCACTACTGAAGAGCCGGAGCGGTTGACCGGTTGTCCAGTAGTGCAGAGTATAAGCAACTGACAGCTAAATAATACTACTAGGGAGGTGAACATGCTACCTTGTGGGGAACTTAAAGCAGTAACCAGGGGAGGAAAGATAATTGGCTTTTACACCTTGCGGGATGACGACGTTTACGAGGTCGCATGGGTGGACGAATGGCAAACAATCCGAACAACTTCTCTCGACACCCTCGCGGAAGTTAAAGCACTGCTGAATGAAGAGTATGAGAACCGTAAATTCTTGTATGGGGAGAATGCTTTACCGGTAGTAAAGTAACCACGATAACCACGATTAAGGAGCTAGGACATGCCGAAAACCGGAGAAAACTACCCCTGCGGGCCTTGCGAACTACCACTTGAGTGCAACAGCTGTGGTACTATAATAACGGAGGAGAACGTTATAAACGAAGCCTGCACCGAAGAATGCGATATATGCGATTACTGCGGTATCGGAAAGTGCCCAGACTGCGGAGAACACTGGCACTGCGGTGGGTGCATATAGCGATAACACAAATAACCGAATAACCGAATAACCGAATAACCGAATAACCGAATAACCGAATAACCGAATAACCGAATAACCGAATAACCGAATAACCGAATAACCGAATAAGGAGAATTACTATGCCACGCCATGACAAACTTGTTGAACTGATGATTTCCGGTAAACTGCCGATGCCCGGCTACCTTACTAAAAGCGACGAGGACTTGGCGTTATGCGCACAAGAGTTTGAGAAAACTGCGTTACAGTACATCAAAGCTGTGGAACAGGGACGAATGATTTGCTTTATCCACGGAGTTTCGCGCTCCGGGATGACTAGACGCATGACCTTTAAAGCGTGCATCAGGAACAGGGCATTCGGCACGTATTCGTATATTGACCTGAACTGGTTCATCCATGCGGCAACAGGTACCCGACTCAACAAAGACCGTGAATTAGTAGTCGGGGGCTGCGGGATGAATATGGTGTTCGCCACAAACTATTCAGTGATCCACAGTTTACAGCGGTTAGGGTACCTGAAACCGAAGCGAGCTGAAAGACTGGCCCAGATGACACCTGAAGCAGTTTATTAGAGCGTTCTTAAATTTGTCCAACAGAATCAGCGCTATACTGGTCCTGTTGGGCGGATATCCAGGGGAGTTCGAGTTTTACTCTTCGGACTCTTCACTCTTATGGAACTCTTCGCGTTTACTCTTCGGGGTGTTTTTTACACTGATCCAGGGGGATGACTAGGGCTGCGAAGAGTAAAAGAGTTAATAGGGTGATTTGAAAATTTGAAAAAAATAAAATGTGCAGAGAAATATAGGAAAAATGGGTTTAACTCTTCGAGAGAGCCAAAAAATCCGCTCATCCCACCGGATCAGCGTTAAAAATCACCCCGAAGAGTTCGGGCGAAGAGTTCACGAAGAGTGAAGAGTTCCCCCTGGATATTTAGCCAACAAAATCAGCGCAAACCTGAACCAATATTAAAAAATAGCACTTACACACTCTGCGGGAATCACTGAATAACTTTGTAAGTGACTGTAGTATAAGACTAAACGGACTTAGCGTGTAAAAACAACCCCATACGGCGGTCAAAACTCGACCGCTGATAAACTGAACCAGGAGACTGCTATGAAAATACTGAACGGGTATTACCACGACAACCACGGGAACAAATGGAGTTCCTCCTTATTCACCGAAGAAGAGGCCGAAGTGTTTGCGTCCACCCTGGTTAGCTGCACCAACTGCACCAACTGCACCAACTGCACCGACTGCAAAGACTGCACCAACTGCACCAACTGCAACAAATGCAAACACTGCACTAACTGCGCTCACTGCAACAAATGCAAACACTGCATCAGCTGCACCGACTGCGATTACTGCAAACAATCTAAAGGCTGCACCAACTGCACCGGCTGCGAACACTGCATCAGCTGCACCGACTGCACCGACTGCACCGACTGCACCGACAGCTTTTACCACATTTACTACTGATTAGGGAGACACCCTGAGAAATGGAACCGGGTATTACTACGGGAACAAACGGGGTGCCTCTTTATAGACCTAACCAAGGAGAACGACTGATGAAACGCACATTGACGCGGAAACAAGAACCTTTACACCATTATTACATGAGAGCGAAAGTAATCGGATCCAATGAGTTCATGACCGGTAACTGCTCCGGCCTCCGGGGTGACTGCTCCGACCTCCGGGGTGACTGCACCGACCTCCGGGGTGACTGCTCCGACCTCTGGGGTGACTGCTCCGGCCTCCGGGGTGACTGCTCCGGCCTCCGGGGCGTCTGCTCCGACCTC